TTACGAGCATCAGTAGGAGTCGCAAACTTAATTCTAACAGTATCTTTAGGATTCTCATCAGTGTAGAGCCTCCTACCTGAACCTTTAGGCTTTTTTCCCGTTCCCTTTTTTGGATCCGCCACCTATGACTCCTTTTAATGTTTTAGCTTGCCCTGCATGTAACTTAGAGGCTTTTTTTAAACCTTTAATTACTTTTTTTATTTTTGCTTTTTTCATTTTTTCTCCTTGTATTTTTCTCTCCAATAATTTTTTCTTTCTAATAATCTAATTTTATATTCTAAATTATCAATACCTAAAATCTTTTTAATAAATTTAATCATGTTTTAAATTCTTGTAAAACTTGTAATTTATCTTCTGCTTCAGCTATCTTACCAACTAGCTTATCACACTCTTCAATATGTTGAGGATGTTCACCTATTGCTACAGGTTTTTCCAAATAAATTTTTAAAGTAGCGTCCGCTTCTGAAATCTGAGCGTTATATTTATCTTCTAATGCTTGTAGTATTGCTCTTTTAAAATCTGCCATTTAACATTTCCATCTTCTACGAGCTTGTCTTAGTCTTGAATTAGGATCTCTCGCAGCTTTTGGAAATTTTTTCATTTGGCCTGCGCTTCGCGCACAAAAAGACTTACGTCTTTTGGCAGCTTTAGATCCTGGTTTAACTTTACCAGTCACCGCTGTTTTTAATTTAGAGCCAGGATTTAATCTTCTGTAGGCTTTGACCCCAGCTTGTGTCATGCCTGCGCCCGATTTTGTCGAACGAAAATTTTTTTTATTTTTTGCTGGCATTGTGCCTTTTGATAATTCAACTCTCATCATTAGAAATAAGTCATCCTTGTCATATCAACAATACCACCAGTTGATTTTTTTGTTCTCTTAGCGAATGTTGCTGCCCTAGAAGGTTTTGGCCCTGTATTAGCTACAGCCTGCTTTCGTCTGACGGCACCCGCACGTTGCCCTTTGGACATCGCTCTTGCTTTCGCAATGGGCACGCATTTTGGATAATTTTTTCTTTTTTCTCCACCACTTCGCCCACACTTCGGGTACGAACCATCGGATCGCTTGTTTGCAATATCGACCCAATTCTCTTTTACCCATGATCTTAGTCCTTTTTTGGCCATTAGACCATCCTAGTTCTTTTTTCTTTTCCTTTTAGGATTGCTCCACAACCTCTCGCTACTGCTCCACCTTTGCCATACATGCTACGCATCATTCCACCACCCATGGCTTTTTTACGGCTACCTTTTTTACCACCTGGTGTAATTTTTCCAGAGCATACTCCAGAAGCATACATGTTTGCATACGCAGAAGGATATACCTTAAACTTACGTTTTGCTGCAGCTTTACCTTTAGGACACAACTTTGCCATTATTTTTTCTTCTTCATTTTTTTCTTTTTAGCAAGATACGCTTTTAAACCTGCGTTTATCTTACCGCCTTTTTTTGCTTCTACTCTTCCAAGATCTTTTGCACCTTTTCCGTCAGCAGCAAAGAAAGGAACTTTTTTTCCGCCTTTATTTACCATTTTTAATTTAGCCATTATTTTTTTCCTCCGTTTTTAAATATTTGTGTTCCCTTTATACCATAAATACTCGCCACTACAAGAATCCACAAATTCGTGAACCAGCTGGGTAGTTGTTGGAACTGTTCAAAAAACATTTTTATCTTATCTGCTGCACCAGGATCGTCCGAGAAGACCCCCCAAGCGATCACTAGGATTGGCGCCGTTAACACAAGCAACACGAACTCGTCTTTCCAGTCCGATTGTCTTGCTTCTAATAATTTACCTTGATAAGCCTCTTCGCCTTTTGCCATTTTAGCAGCATGCATGTGTTGAGCATCTGCCATAGCCATCTTAGTCTCTTGACGTTTCTTATAAATGTGCGTAGCAGCGTTTAAGCCTAACTTTAAAGCACTAAACCACATAATTAAAACAGTTTAGCGTTTCTTTTTTTCTCTGGTAACATACTTTTTTGGCCTCTGACCGCAAAAGTTTGTGTTTCTTGTGGGTTTGTCATCTCAATTTCAACTCCACCAGTTTTAAAACCATCTTTGTTGATAAATTTTGAGTGATTTACCTCTACTTTACCAGCATCCTTTGCTTTTTTCATGTTTTTCTCCGTTTTTTATTTTTTCCAGCTTCAGAAAGTGCAATTGCTAGTGCTTGTTTTCTAGATTTTACCTTCTTATCTGATTTACCAATGTTCAACTTACCTTTTTTGAACTCCTTCATAACCTTTTTAATCTTTTTTTCGCCTTTTGTCATCTAAATCTTAGTTACTCGGTATAGTCTTACTTAAAACTGTCTTTTCTATAGAGGTATCCGCCCTTAAATTTGCTAACTCTTCGTTCTGTTCACGTTTTTCTTCTTGATTTATTTGGTTGAGTAAAGTTTTTAGTCTATCTAACTCTAATCTGTCCTTATCATCCTGACCTCTTCTAAAGTTTTCCATCTGTCTGATGTCTAATTCTCTAGATCTTAACTTAGCTATAGGATCATTATCAAATTGTGATGTAATTTTCTTCTCTTCTTCTGCAAACTCACTCATAATCTCTGCAACAATTTTAGCTTTGTCCGCTTCAAACTTCTGCATTAGTGCAGGATCTTTTTGTAACATCTGCATTCTATCTGCATATTCTAATTCTACTTGTTCTTGAGCCATCAAACTTATGTGTTCTAAAATATTTTTATCTAATGCAGCCATAACCATAGGATTATTTCTTGCAATATTAGTAGACATAAATTGTAAGTGTGCTGTCATATGCGCTCTATGATCTTGACCACGCATCGCTTTGAAAGGTTTGTTTGATAACGCATCAATGTGTTCTAATGCAGGATCTTTTGGCCCTTGAGGAGCAGGTCTTGGTAAAATACGATCTATATTTTTTACACCTAATGCTTCATACATTTGACGATATGCATTGTATAGATTATGCATTTGTGGTTGTGAACTAGCTAATTGTAATTCTGTTTGTGCTAGTGTTATTCTTTGTGTTTGTGAAAATATGTTTGGATCAGCAACAGGAAGTATATCTACATTCTCATTAAAGTCTTGCATCTTAATAAACCTCGAACCACCGACCACGTCATACGGATAAGATCCTGGTAGGTATGTTGCAAAACATTTACCTAATAATTCAAACTCTTGTTTTAAACCAACGTACATTCTTTTGTGAATAGCTGACATAACCCGCGAACCACGTTCTAATAATGCCATAGTTGTACCCACTGCACTTCTTTGATTACCATCACCAACTTGCATATCTGCAATGCTCGCGAATCGTTGACCTGCTTGTACAACAATACCCATAAGTTGGAGGAGCGTGGTTGATGGTTCTTTGAAAGGTAAAGTCATAAACGCTTCTCTCAAGTTACCACCTGGTGCATCTACATCTCTAAACTCACCTGGTTGTATTGATTGTGCATCGTCTCTGATTCTAATACCACGCATCTTAAATCCTGCGGGTAGATTCGATAAAGTTCCAGCATCTAATAATTGTCTTAATGCTTGTGTTGCAGTTCTAGATAAACCACCAATCATGTGTATCAAACCAAAACCATAGAAACCAAGTCCTGGTAAAAATTTGAAATGTACAAAATAAGATATTTTCTTTTTAAGATTATCGTTTGGTTGATAGTTTCTTCTAATAGATAAAACTTGTCTCGATGCTTCTTCTATTGTTACGATGTATGGAAGTTTGATTCCTGTTAGTGTTCCATCATCTAATCTATCTTCAAATCCTTCTAAGTCTAAATTAACATGGCATTCAATTAAAGTATAAATACTTTCGTTTGTAGTTCTTCTTTCACCTGCAAGTTCTTTTTCTTTTTTATCAACTTCTGTTTCTTGATTGTATGTATCTGGTAATTCTACGTCTCTATAGAAACCTGCAACTTGTTGTTTACGTAAATCGTTTTCAGAAATTTTTATAACATGCATAACTGCTTCTGCATCATCTAACGATGTAGCTGAATAGGGAACAACTAAATCATCGGCAGGTACAAATTTAGAAACTGCTCTACCTAGTAAATCATCGTAGTAAACTTTTTTAAATGCTGATCCACTTAACGGTAAATAAAAAAGCATTTGATCAAACTCTGGCTCGTACTCTTTCATCTTATACATGAGTTGATAATTCATAAACTCTTGAACTCTTTGTGATTGCTCTTCACGTTGTGCAGTTATAGAACCAATAATTCTAGTTCTAACTGGGCCATCTGCTGGTAGTAATTCTTTGTACGCTTGTGCTTGAAATTGTGTAACTGCTTCTGCAAGAACTGGGTGTGTTACACCTGATGCACCTTTGAAAGGTTCGCTTCTGTTATTAAATTTAAATCCTAAAAGATCTAAACCTTCTATGTAAGATTTTTCCCAATCTGATCTTGATGCTCTGTAATCTGAATACTGTTTATTTAATTCTGAACCTAATGGCTGTAATACTTCTTCTGGTAAAATTTCTGCTAGGTTATCAAAGTGATCTTCTGTGTTTGGTTGATTAACTGCACCTGGTTCAAAGTTTACTTCTGCTCCACCATCTTCTTTTTCTGTAACTGATACTTCACCTGGTGTTGGTATAGATTCTTGTTCTTGTTGAATCTCTACAGCTGCATCCTCTGGTTTTTCTATCTCAATAGTTTTTACTATTTCGTTTGGAAGCGCTTTGTCTATTTCTGCCATTAATTTTCTCCAATCTTACGGTTTTAACTTGTTTCAATGGAACATTCAACCCTTGTGGTGTTGGCCCAGATTTAGGTGGGACTGTATTTGTTAATTTTTTTACCATTAATAATAAATATGTTTTGACGAAGGTAAAGCATTATCTTCATAATCTTCAGGGTGATTGATAAGTCCACCTTCCCTAAATCGTTTGACAGCTTGTGTCGTGCTATCTACCAAATCGTCGTTTTCACCAAAAGGAAAAGAGGCACATTCTTCGATAACCTCTTGAGCCCACTCTTCTCGTTTTGGAGCCCAGACACAACCGCTCTCAAATAGTGGCGCAACTGAGTTTACTCTCGCATGTTTATCATTTCCTTTGCTTGGTGTAAAGGTAACAACTGGTATTCCCATTCTTCTCAATTCAAAAGTTAAAGGTAATCCTGATGCTTTAGATTCAATAATTACTGTTTCAGGTTGCCAATATTTATACTGTTCTAGTGCAAGTCTACGTAGTTCAGGGAACTCATACCTGCCTTTTAGGCTATCTACTAATATTAATTGTTTGCCTTTATCCTCTAAGGAAAACACACCCCATGTTGTAATAGCACTGTAATCGGCTGTTTCTTTTTTCAAGAAAGCTGTATCGTAAGATTGTATTACATGTTCTAATGGAGGTAACTCTTCTTTCTCCCAATCTCTCCACCACTCTCGTTTCAATATTGCACCTTCTTCTGATGTAGGATTTTGCATCCATTGTGCATTCCATTTTTTTAAACTAAGTGATGATTTAACTTTTTCTAATTCTTCTTTCTTCCAATAACCTGGCCACAGTGAACGACCTGATGGCATTATAGCAGGAAACTCTATTATCTCCCACTGATCAGAATTTTTACCTGATTGTGCTTTTAACAATTGACCAGTTAAATCATTTTTACTCCAACGTGTCATAACCACGATTATCGAACCACCAGGCTGTAAACGTTGTCGGGGGCCTGATGTATACCACTCGTATGCACGTTCAAAAGAATCTTTAGACAAAACAGTTTGCTCTGAATGTGGGTCATCAATAATTAATAAATCTGCACCACGACCTGTAATCGCACCACCTACACCAGCAGCATAATATTCACCACCCTGTGCTGTTTGCCATTTACCAGCGGCCTTTGAATCTTCTTGTAATCTTGTTTCAAATATTTCATTGTATTCAGGGGAATCAATAACGTTTTTTGCTTTTCTACCAAATAGAATAGCTAGTTCAGAAGTGTGAGTTGTTTGAATTATTTTTAATTTAGGATTTACACCAACCATGAAAGCAGGGAGATATACAGATGCAAACTCTGATTTGGTATGCCTTGGTGGCATATTTATAATTAATCTTTTTAATTTACCCTCTGCAATCTCGTTAAACTTTTTTGCAACTTCCTTATGATGATAGCCTTCAATGAAATCAGGCCAAACATGCTTTACAAAAGATAAAAAGTTTTTTTGACACTTTTCTATTTTTAATTTTTCTTGCCATTGTAATAATGTTTTTTGAAATTCTTTTTTGACAGCGTCAGGTAATTTATCGAATTTTTCTATGTCTATGCTCATATGGAACCAAAAAGTTTTTCCTCGTCGTTTATAACTAAAACTTACACTATATACGATATACTAGGATCCCTTTTGTAGTATGTATAATTTATATTTTTAAAAAGTTCAAATTATCAAATCGTGTTGGTACCTCTATTATTTTTATTTATGTTGGTGGGGTTAGGGGGCGTGCGTTAGCCCCGCCCTCAACCCAGTGTCAGGGAGCTATGCAGTCTGTGCATGTAGTAAATATGCAACACTTGTACATTTTCGTCGCACCCCCAAATTAGTTGTTGAATATAGATTTTAGTATGGTATTGTACCATACATGAAAGGAGGAAAGAATATGGCTACAAATGATAACAAAGTTGATAGTACAGTTGTTTATCTAGTTGTTGAATCTTCTAAAAGATACAAATCTAGACCGTATATTAGTATATTTGAGAGTAAATCATTTACTAATCATAAGTCGGCAACACTATTAGCTAACGCTTTAAATGGTAGCAGAGAGTCGGACGATGACAAGAACAGTTTTTATTCAGTTTCGTCCGTGGCTATACCAAATCGCTTGTATAAAATGAGCGAGTAACCAACAAACAGTGGGGGTGAAAGTCCCCCGCAGAAAGGACGAGCATGAAGTTACAAAAGAACAACTTTGTTGTTACTTTCAAGACTCAAGAAGAGATTGCGAAATATTTTGATTCACATATCTCTAGTGAAAAGAGTCTGCTTTGGTTAGGCTTCTTCATAGCGATCAATCACATATCGCATAAACTTGAAGCTGACGGCCTTGAGATTACCAAGAAACCAAAGAAATAACGGAAAGCCCCGCGGGTCTTGTCCGATCAGACAGAGGCGATGTAAAAGTCGCCTCTGTTTTTTTTGTTTAAAAAAAATAATATGGGTGGGGGAGGGACACGGGCTTCCCCACCCAACTCACGCACCTGTGACTTTTGTGCAACGCTATATGTAGTGTGTGTTGCACGATTGCAACACAATATTTAGTGGCAACAATGTTGACCTATATCAACATATAGTGGTCGGAGGTACGGGGTACACACAAGATGTAGTTATGCAATTTTGGAATGTAGTAAAGATGCAACAGTAAATTATTTTATAAAATAGTGCATTTTTTTCTTTTTTATCTTGTTAAATAGTATATACATGAATTGCCTATTTTGTAGGTACTAGAAAGATATATTATGAAACATAATGACATAAATAACATTGCTTTATTTGACTATGATGTCGTTCCAATGGAATTAAAAATTCCTGACCCTGTAAACCCAGGTGAATTTTGTAACAACGCTGTCAATAAGCAAGTTCTAGTAAGAAAAGGTAAAGACGGTCTGAGTTCATCAATTGTTGGTGTTCACTCAGACAAATATAAACCCGTTTCAACTTTTGAATTATTAAAAAGTTATAACGGAGTTTTAACTGAAAACTTAGATTGTTCTAATGTTGAAATTTCTGACGAAATTTTTGACGGCGGCCGAAAGGCTAGAAGATCTATAGTTTTTAAAAACTACCAATTTGAAGTTTCAGAAGGTGAAAAGATCGCGTTGAAGTTAGATCTGTTCAACTCTTTTGATGGTTCATGGCCGTGGTTCTCAGCCTTTGGTGCGTTAAACTTTGTATGTATGAACGGTTTAGTAAGTGGTCAGTTTGCAATGGTCATTTCTAAAAAACATACAACGGGTTTTGCAATTAATTCTGAAATTGCAAAAATTAAAAACGCGTCTGAGATGTTCAATAGTGATATTGAGAAGTTTAAAAGATGGACTCAAAAAAAGGTTTCATGGGGTCAAGTTGAAGACGTTATTAAAAAAACGTTAGCCCTTAAACCTAAGTCTTTTAAACAAAAAGCATTGAACGAACCCGAAACACACTCTGAGCCCGTATTAGAATATGTAATGCGAGAATCAGCAAGACTTTGTAACGGGGTAGCGAGATCAACCAAGTTGCCTTCAGTTTGGGACGTTTATAACGCGGCCACGCATTGGTCAACCCACAATCAGGAGTTGAGATTGAAAAAAGTAAATCCTACTTCTAGAAAATCTGATTTAGATTATGAAATGACCGATATCAGAAAAAATGCGGGTTCACATAATGTAAACCGTGATAGAGAAATAAAAGTTGCTCAGATGCTGATTAGTCAGCCGTGGCAACAAATGGCGGCTTAATTAACAAGTACCTACAATAGGCAACCGCCACAAAATGCCCTGCAAATGCAGGGCATTTTTTTTAAAAAAATAATATGGGTGGGGGTAGGCCACGGGCTCCCCTCCCCAACTCTAGACCCTGTGATTTGTCAAGAAAAAAAATAAAAATTTTTTCATGTATGCCATATTGTTGCCTTATTTGTGTGGTTTTATGTGGTAAGAAAGGAATAAAAAAGTTATGGGAACAAGAGCTGTATACACGTTCATTGACGATAGTGGTACCCACCATGTTTACAAGCATTGGGACGGCTATCCAGCTAACGCATTAGAGGCCATAGCTTCGGCAAAGAGTAGGGCTTGGTCACTTCCAAGGTTTGAGGCAGATGAGTTTGCTGCCTCTTTCGTGGCGGTCAACAAGACTAAAGAAGGAGATGTCCGCCTTACTACGCACTATGATAGACATGGGGATCTTGAGTGGCGATACGAGGTTCGTCATCGATCAAACGACAAAGACCTGTATATCAAAATCTATGAGATCACTTACGGTAATCCAAACCATATGCTTATGGGACAGGGATACCTGTGCGATTTGCTAGAGAAATGGACAGAGCGTTATCAAACGATGATCGATAATCTTAGTCGGAGAGAAAAGCTAAGATTACGATTGGTTTAACTATTCAGTGGGGCGATGACAGTCGCCCCCTGATCTGGGAAGGACTGACATATGCAAGTAATTGCGATGCGCTTCAGAGATCGATGTCAGTTCTTCCCTGATCAGTAACGCAATGGAGGGCAATAAGGTGTACACAAACCAAAGCCAAAGGGTTACTGGTCTTTCTCCTCCATCAATCACTGCAGAGATGAGCAAGACATAGTGGGCTTGACAGATGGGGGAGATATATTGGGTGGGGGTGGGACACGGGCTATCCCCGCCCTATCTTTCGAACCGCGAATGTAAATGTGCAAATTGTCGCACACTACATATTGTGTCAATCACTTTTTAGTTGTATGTGTTCATTTTGGGTTTTGCAGTGGTTCGTTGTTTCACGTGAAACATGGGGGGTGGGGGTTGGTAAGCGGGCTCCCCACCCCATTACAATGACATGAGGTATCGGTTTATTTCATCAAATGACAACGCAACGTGGTTAGGGGCTTGGTGTCCTTTCTTCCGCAGATCGTGGATCGATGTACTTTTAAAAAGTTTTGTGGTTCGGTGTCTCTGTGAAAAAAGCAAGATGAAAGCATTCACAGGATGACGGCAATGCCACGCGATTTGATGGGGTCTAAAGTTCACTGAATTAACTTTTGCTAATTTAGTTTCTAATGTAAAAAATGTATGATTTTTGTTGTATCCTAGCAGATCGGGAAGGCCTGCAATTGCCAAATTTTCTACTCTATCCCACGTTATTTGGGGAGTAGATGACTTTAATTTTTTGATCAAATCTTTTTCTTTTTTCACTTGAAAATTAAATTAACATGAGAGCAAAATATTTTCAAAATTAATTTAAAATTTTTTTATTTTTGCCTTAATTTGAACATAATCGTATGGTATTGTACCATATTAACATATTTAAGAAAGGTATAATAATATGGGCAGATACTATAACGGAGACATTGAAGGCAAATTTTGGTTTGCTGTTCAGTCAAGCACTGACGCTGATTTTTTTGGCGTGGTGGGATCAGAGCCAAACTATCTAGATTATTATTTTAGCGAAGATAATCTACATGACATTGAAGAAGGAATAGCCGAATGTGAAATGCATTTAGGAGATTGGAAGTCAAAGTTTGATCAATTCTTCAAGAAAAACAACGGCTACAACTACGAAATGATAGAAGAACAATTAGGACTTAAAGAAGATGACGCACAAGACTTGCTTAAATGGTACGCAAGATTAGATTTAGGGACTAAGATTTTAAAATGTGTTCAAAAAAACGGCGAATGCAGTTTTACGGCGGAGTTGTAAATGTTTAAAACTAAAAGAAAATTATACAGCAGAAGAAGGTTTTCTGCTGTATGCCAAATAAGCTACCGTCAGTTTTTTAGCCAAACCAAAGAAGTTCAAAAAAAGATCCAAACTAAAACTTCTCTTGGTTATGGTGTGACGGACTACAAAACAGGGAAGCTATTTTTAATTGAGTATATTTCGGCGGGACGTTGGAAATTTTTAGGAAAACATTTTAATAAATTGGATGATGTGAATAAACAAAAATATCATTTAATTACTAAATACGAGAGGTCAGCATGTCAGTAGTCAAGAAAAGAAATTTTAGTAAAGCAACTTTAAATAAACCCGTGTCTACAGCATGGGTTTATTATACAACAGGAGACGGCAGAATACATAAGATCTCAATCAAGACATTACTACGTAGATTAAACAAGGTCAGCTTTTCAAAAAGGTGGTACCAAACAATCAGAGAAGCACAGATAGGTTTGGGTAAATGACAATTCAATACGGGTTAGGTATGCTTTTGGTTGGCATTTTAGCAATCGCTGTAATATGCACGATTGGATTTTTTGTAATTAACAGGAAGAAAAAGGAGAAAGATGAGAGTAACTAGAAAGGGCGGTCACTACATTGTGGAAGACATAGTGAATGGAGTGATCAAAAGCGAAAAATTTTTTGTCAACTCTAAAAAGGAGGCGATAGAAAAATTTAACGAAAAACACAAAAAGAAAGAAAGCGAGGAAGAATGAGTGATACGTTAGACAGCAGAGATCTTGAAGAACAATTAGAAGATCCTACAACAGATGACGAAACAAAGAAAGCAATCAAAGAGTTAAAAGAAGAATGCGAAAACTATGGTTGGGAACATGGTATTCATTTTATCAATGAGTATTATTGGGAGGACTATTGCAGAGATTTTGCTGAGGATTGCGGTTATTTAAATATGAGTTCAAATGATATTTCTAACCCATTGGAGAGTTGTATTGATTGGGGAAAGTGGGCGGATCTAATGAAACAAGATTATTCCGAAACTACTTTTGAAGGTAAAACTTATTATTACAGGGAGGCATGATGAAAGATAAATTTTTAATTAAATTACTTACTAACGTTGGTAATCCCGATTTTAGACAAGACCCTACACAAAGGGTTTGGGGTACAGATGAAGTTAAAAACGTAGGTCATAAAAAATTATCAAAGCTACGTGATTTGGTGACGATGTACAGAGACGAGAACGATCTAGGAGGCGGGAATTTTATTCCGCCTAAAGTGTACAAGAATGATCAATACATTGGATACTTCTCATACAACGGAAGATTTTGGAGAGAAAAATATCCCTTCCCACAATTAGAGAAGGAGTTCGCTATATGAAAAAACAAAAATGGATAAGTTTTAAAAAACCTAAATTCATAGGTATTGACTTTGATTGCAAGGGCAATCCCTTGGTTGATTGGCGAGAACAATTAAATTTAAAAATTGATAGAGATACCATCGGTTATGATTTTAAAATTGTTGCTTATAAAAAAGTACAAAGTTGTATGGAGGATTGATGAAAATGTTAAAAAGTAAGAAAGGAAATGAAATAAAGGTTTATTCAAGAAGGTTTATAATAGATGTATTTGAAGATAATCTACATTTAAATCATTTAATTTATTGGGATAGACCCGTTAAAGAATTTCTTGAAAGCTATGATGTTGAAATAAGAGAGTTAGATGAAGATGAAATTGTTACTACAATGTGAGGAGGATTGCGTGGAGGTAGTTTCAGATGATAATTGGGGGTAGAAATGAAAAAATATAAAGTAATTATGTCAACAAGTTATGGACATGAAATTTATGTTGACGCAAAAAATGAAGATGATGCAATAAAACTAGCTAATAACATAAGTCAAGAGGAGATAGAGAAAAAATCAATAAATAAATGGGACGTTGAAACTTTTCCCATAATTGTAGATGTAGAGGAAGAAAAATGAAGTATATAGATTTAGACTTTATAAAACCAAATGAAGATTGTGATTTGTGTGATTTTATAAATAACTATTGTTGCTTTGAATGTGAACATATACAAATGAAAGACAAACATCCAAATTCAACCTATACAAACGATTGTCAATGGATTATGAAAGAAAGTGAGGACTAATGACACAAAGAGACGAAGGACACGACTTCAGAGATAGCAAAAACAAAGCTGAAGCATACGAAAAAAAGAAAAAACTTGGTAGGGAACAGGCAGATCGATTGATAGAGAAGTGGGATACTAATTGGAAGTATGATGCTTTTGAAAATAATAGATCAACTTGGTCAAATGAAGATGACGAAGACGCAACACTTCTTTACAATATACTGAAAGAACACAGGTCTAAGTTTGATTAAAGGTTTTAGATACAATCTTCTTGTTTGTAGTTCCTTTCAAAACTACTCTAATAGAGGGTTGCCCAATTATTGTGGATTCTTGAACTTCAATCCGCCTAATTTCTTCTAGGTGGCCATCTTCGGATTCCATAAATATACGGGCATTGCTGACGGCATTACCTTTCGTGCCGTCAGTGAATTTATCTAAATATTCTTGCAAATGTTTTACGAACATATTAAATTAACTTTAATTACAATAACATAAAAATGGAAAAAGTACCAGTACCAAAACCAAAAAGAGGAATATCAAGACACCTTACTGAGAAACAGCGAAAGTTTGCGGAGTTGCTGGTTTCACAAGCTGGTAAGATGACGGGCACGGAGTGTGCGATAGAAGCGGGGTACCCAAAGGATACAGCTAGAGTGAAAGCATCTCAGTTGCAAAGTCCAAAATATTTTCCTGTAGTTTATAATTACATCGCAGAACTACGAGAGGAAGCAAGAAAGAAATACGATATAACAATGGACGGGCATTTAGCAGAGTTAGCTAAAATTAGGGATCAGGCACTGGTCAGGAGATCTTTCTCATCTGCTGTGAATGCAGAAGTAGCAAGAGGCAAGGTTGGCGGGCTTTATGTTGATCAGAAAAAAATATTATCTTTGACAGGTAAAATAGAAAACCTTGATGCAAAACAATTAGAAGATAAATTTATGAAGCTAGTATCAGATCATTCTACGTTGATTGGTGACGTAGATGTAAATCAAATTAAAGAAAATTTAGAGGAATCAGAAGAATCTAAAGATTAACTTTCTCCATTTTTATAATACACCCCCTGGGAAATACATTTCGATCAGAGAATAATTCATCACCTTTTTCATATGATGCAAAAGTTCTAATGTTATGCTTATCCTTACTAAATAGGTAGGCTTGAGTAACCATAATACTAGGTTTAAATTTCATAAATTCTTCTGCTGTACTGTGCCCCGAATCGCCCGTGATGTCCGCCCATGTAATAGAATAGAAATAATATTTCTTATTTCTAATAACAACATGTCGATATTTAGATTTCTTTCGTTTTGCAGGCATACCCTAAACTAGCACACAATGCTCCCTCTATATAGTGGGAATATTTGACTAACCCAATTTTTATATAAAAAAAACACTACGCGCGTGACGGACTTTGTCTATTTTTGTTACCAAATCTACCATGAATCTACCAAAAAATTACCATATTTTTGTACATAAACCACTGATATTACTACACTTTTTGCAGTATGGTAACAAAGGTAACACAAAATATTTCAAATTTTTTTTCAAAAAAAATATCACTCAAGATTTCCCACTATATGTATCCATCCTATTTGCCACAATTTTGACATAATTGTACCATTTATTTTTATAAACCTCTTTCATTCCCTTGTCATTTGCTTTATCATACGCCGTTTTAAAGTTGTTGAGTTTCCGCATATCCTCTTGCCATTCACTGTCCCCGAACCCCGAATCTTTACTGATCTGCTTTATCGCCGTTATCTTTATCGCCATAATATTGCTCCAATCTCCGTTGCCATTTGTCTTTAAAGTCCATGAATCTCTGACCACTGACAGTGAATCGTTGATACATGCCATCTTTTGAACACATTAAAATCACCCCTTGGTTAATCTTTGTATCATACACCTTATTATGTGCTATTGCATAAGCTGCTAGTTGTACGAAGTAATCATCTATCCACTCCTCTCTCTTAGGTTTATTGGTTTGTTTAAAGTCTATAATGCTATCCTCACCCATGTATCTACCGCAAACATCTGTAGTTCCTGCGTATTTGCCAGGGTAATACATAGTAGCTTCACATCCCCATATCTCATTTAAATCTTCAAATCCGTACTTTATAATCTCCATGGCCATTTTCTTGGCCTGTACCCCTATGTCAGTTAAATCCTCGCGTTTAAGACCCGTTTTTAGGCTAATAAGATAGTGTTCTAAGTAACTATGCATAGCTGTTCCTCTTTTAGATGCATCATTCATTATAGAATCTGCCTCTTTTTCGCCAACATTCTGTCGCCATTTAGCCAAACTTGCTTTCTTTTCTTCTGATTGAGTTTGTGCTATAATTGTAGTTACAGATGGTAGCTTTGATAAAAAAGGATTATTATCTATTTCGTAGTACCTTTGACCCATGACTAAACTTCTACTACTCCTTGGGTATTTGTACCTCTCGTTCCATCTAGTTTTCATTATTCCTATTCTCTCTAAGAATTCTTCCCATTTCTTCATCTAAAGGCAACTTAACCGTAAAAATTTTTTTCTCACTAGTTACACCTTTTTCTCTGAAATAGATTGTATTTTCATCACATTCTGTAATTCTAAAATCAATCCAACAACATTCATCTCTAAAGTGGCTCATTAAACAAAGTTTAATTTCTTCATCTAAGTCGTGACAACCCTCCTCTAATAATTTTTTTAACAACTCTCTAACTGTCATATTTAATCCTTTCTTTTGTTTTTGAACTTTCTTTTAATTGGTAAAAAAAATTTTTCTTTCTTTGTATCATAATAAATTAGGTTTATGACCCTATTCCCAACTCTCTTTCTTCTGGGCAGTCTGGATATCGTAGTCCCATCTTTTCTAAAATTTTGTGTTTTAACATCCCATAGTTTAAGTTCACCCGTATCCATATGGATAGTAACCATATCGACCGCGCCGTGACTCTGACAAGATTTAAAAACAAAATGATTAGTCTTTTGGAAATATGCGATAGCAGCGTTTTCACTGTAGTCCCCCGTTAGTCTTATGCTTTTTGGCATGACCATTTCCCTTGTTAATTGTATCACGCCCATAATTCACTGTTTCTTCTGTGATGTCAACCTCTCCTTGATTATTGCAATAATCGCAATCTGTTTGAGTATCTGTATCCCTAGACCCCCCAAGGTATCCATTGCCCCTACACTTTGGACACACTATTTTTCCCGTCACTTAGTTTTCCATTTTTTCTATTGTAGTTTTGTTTATTTTTTTCAAGCAACCAAACAATTGTTTTTGAAACTGATAAGGGTACTTCAAATATTTGACTAGTTCCCAATGTTTTAATTTCATTGTAAGCAGCTAATGGTATTGTTACACTTTTGAAATTTTTTCTCATAACTTTCTCCCTAAATTTAACGCAAATTACCATACTGTAATTTTTAGTCAAGTTTTATTTTGACAATGTGGTGCTTTTATGGCATTGTGAACTTTCCCATAGAAGAACGTTTAGTTCCACCCTCGCTCATTATTTTAGTTCCCTCTCTCAATCAAGCGGGGGTGGTTTGTGTTAACAATTTTTTTACAGGTTTCTTTTCAGGTATAATAATTTCTTCAGGCATACAATCAAACTTAATGTATATATCAAATTCATTTACTTTATCCTCTCCCATCTCTATGATTTTTGCATGAGCTTCCTCATATCCTGTGACCATGCAATCATACGAAGATTTAAATTGATCAGGCCACTGATACGGTGGTATGCATGTGTTAGCTGCCGCCGAACAAATGTAAAGAATTAAGGTAAACACTTTCATTATCTGCCCTGACCTCTACTTTTTTTCTTGTCAAATTTTTTGTTTGGCTTCTTTGAGTGTCTCTTTGGTCTTTTCTTACGTGTAGATCCTTTGTAATTATTTACTCCAAATTTCGGTTTTTTAGCCATTCGGTGTCATCCTTTGTTAATTTTAAATATTTAATCTCACCATTGATATGTTGTTTAGTATCCTCGCCACAAACTGTGCAACGATAAAATTCACTAACAACAGCGATTAACAAAGTGCTCTCTTCACAGTGCGGACATACGCCAGATGCCGTATCAATATAAAATCCTAATTTCCCAAACATTACTGTAGTATAAGTTTTTTTATACTTTTTTCACCCATATAAATTTCTGTCTCTGCTTTGCTTTTTATGCATTTATATGTAACGTTAGGAGTGTACTGTCTCTCCGCGTGGCGCTTCCCGCGAAGGCATGCGGCCATGTTTTTTTGTATACGATGTTCTGAAATTTCTGCTCCGTAAAACATAATTAGGGCTACCACAGTCTCTATCATAATACCTTACCTTTATTCTCACCTTCTTTTACTACATACTTTTGTGTGCCGTATTTACCAATCTCAACTTCTTTTTTTAATTCTTTTGAAAGTGTTTTCAATTTATTTGTTCTGTTTATTTCAGCTATGTAGTTTAAAATTTTTCTAGTTACTCGTCCCGTTGCCATTGTATTTAATCTCTCTGTTTTGATCTTTAAGTTTTTCTATGTCTTCTAGAACTTTATCCATCTGTTTTCTTAAAAACTCAATGTTTACTTTATTTAAAGCCATGTCTTCGACATGTTTATTAATTTTATCCGTAGTTTTATAAAGATCTTCGATCATCATAAATTGTTCTGAGTCCGCAGGAAGAGAGCCGAAGTTGCCCCCTCGGCCACTTTATACGGAACTCCGTATTTTCGACCAATTCTTTTTCCATTAGTTGTAATCTAGTGTCAGCAACATTTAAACGCTCTACGATTTGAAAATAGCCCATGGTGCCGAGTGCTACGATTACGATCAGACTGGCAACCGTCTTCATAGGCATTTGGACGGCTGCCGATTCTGAAATACTGAGTGGTTTTTTACTCATAAATTACTTTGGTAATGAATTTGTTAGCCATTCATGTGCTTTTTTAAACGGCCAGCAAATGATATTCCAAATCCATTTTACAATTTTCTTTACCATGTTGTCCTCCTTTATAGTTTTAACTTCGTCTTGAAGTATTAAAGGTTCTAAACTACATCCACATATAGCACATACTATCGAACCACGATGTGCGTGTCCACATAAATTACAAAGATTTAAACTCACTTTTTCTTCTCCTCTATTTCATAAAAAAAGTTATCAGTGTCCTCTGTTCGCCACTGTTGCGTATCTTCTACGTTCCAATAATTAGTTTGCACTTTCCAATCTGGCACTTGGTCTTTTACCGTAAATGATGGTATGTCCCAAATTAACCTGTTGTTTGGTTGTGCTGCATAGTTACCGTCGTTTAATGCTAGTATGTGAGCACATTTATGCTCATGCGGTATCTCTGAATGATCAGTATCTAGTATATTAGGTTCTGGATGTGCAAAGTCAACAGTAAATAAATATTTACCATAATGCCATTTTTTGTCTTTACCAATGTATTTACCCGCCTGTGATTCTAATATATCCCAACTAGTAACAGCAGGAAAATAACTAAAAGAATTCCAAAGCTGAAGTTCATCAAGGCGTCGCTTGGGTACGTCGGTGATCTTAAATCC